ACCAATGCAGATAACTCTATTTTCTATAATACAGACCGTGTTGCAAGGTATGAGAGACCAAGATTTTTAAACAATACAATTTTAATGCAAGGTGATGACTCAGATTTATCAGATGCCGATGGCTCTGGAGCAGAGGAGCATATTGCTATTGATTCTGGAAACCACATACACCTTACTTCTCCAAATGTTGACTTCTCACAAAACTCTCCTTTAGATGAGTTAAGGTTTGCATTTTCTTTAATAAACAAGGATGGCACATCAGCAGCAAATCCAGATACAGTAAGAATCCTAATTGATTTTGCAGGAACAGACAGCAATAGTCCATCAACATATGCTAGGTTTGAAGTTAATATTTATGATGGCGAAGATGGCTATGACTTTGCAACAAACAGATACTTTGTTGTTTCAAAGCAGTTACAAGAATTATACAAGAGTCAAAACTTTACTTGGAATGCAGTCACTGTAGTAAAAATATATGTCTCTATTTTTGATAGTTTAAGTGGTCCTTCTTTCCCAACATCAGATTATTACATTGCTTTAGATGCGTTAAGACTTGAAAATGTAGCAACCGTTAATCCGCTGTATGGTTTAACAGGATATTCTGTCATTAAGAATGATAATGCTACAACAATTATTAAATCTCCTAATACAAACAACTACGTTGAATTTAGATTTTCTATTGGGGTAACCTAATGGTTGATGCAAACATAAAGAAATTACGTATTTTAAAATCATCTCTTCCCCCAATTGATCACGATACCTTAAAGTATAATTTAAGATATAGAATTGTTTCTGACGATAGAAACAGAACTTCTCACTGGTCTCCAATCTATAACATTTCTGGAGAGTCAATAGCGTCAGTCAGTGGAGCAGTATCTAAGGCAGGAAACATTGTTACAGCCGTATGGGGAGACGCAAACCTTCATCCAGAGTATGATGTTTTTGTTAAATTTGACTCAGGCGAATTTTTCTATCACGGTACATCAAAAGTACACGCATACTCATTTTTAAAAACTGGGACTACAACAGTTAGAGTAAAAGTTCAAATTGTTTCATCAAAAAAAGAAATTAAGGCAGCACTAAATATCTTTGACTCTGGTTCAGTGTCTTTGGTATAATTTAATAGGAGGAATAACATGGCAAGAATACCATTACCCGAAAGAGGGCAACCACTTGATGTAACATACATCTATCAGGTCGTCGACACATTAAACACTTTATCAACACAGGTTTCTGATGCAACCTATAATTATACTGACATTGATGTAGTTGGAGCAGAAAAGCAGAGTCTAAAAACCTCTAACACAAAATTTATTGGAAGATTTAAGTCAATTGCAAATAACGAAACCGTAACTGCTGGACAAGAAAAATCTTATTCTATTGATTATTCTAACTTTAAATATCCTCCAATTATAACTTTGTCAGTTGTAAATACTAGCGGAACAACTGCTGGATCTAACACTACGGTAGTTTTAACATCCGTAACGACTACGCAGGCTGGATTTACGGTAAGATATGGAGTTTCTGGAACTGCAACCATTGGCGTAAATCTTATTGCTATTGGTGTTCCAAATTAATATGGCCTGTGAAAGATGTGAAGGAAAAATGTTTGTTGATAGAATACATTCAAACATAGACCACCTAGAAACATATTGTGTTAAGTGTGGAAATAGAAAATTTTATCACCCACCTAGCGAGTCTGCGGAGGGAAAATGGTTACTGCAAAAGGAAAAATTCAGAGCGAAGCATATAATAGCGAACCTATAATTCCTGGTGGTAAAAAAATCTGGTTTCTTAACGGAGACTTAGTAAGGCTTCATCATAGTTCTAGATCAACAGGAATGGTAACCGTTTATAATATTAACAAAGATAGACTAGAGACATGCCTGCGTTCTGACTTTAGAAGAAATAGAAAAAAGGCTTACACTGTTGCAGAGACTGCTAAGTTAGTTAATCGTCATAGAAAGTATATGCCAAGATTAATAAAACGAGGAGTCATTCCTGCACCAGTTGGATCAAGCATTGATGGTAAGACTGGTTGGCAAATTAGATCTTATTATTCAGAAGACCACGTTAGAGAAATTTGTTCTATCCTAGCAACAATACATATTGGGCAACCAAGAAAAGATAAATTAATAACAAATAACATGACTCCTACAAGTCAAGAGTTGACAAGGCGAATGGGAGAAGGTATACTTACATATACAAAGACAGAAGATGGACGGTATATTCCAGTTTGGTCAGAAAATATCTAATCGGCTAGAGTGTGCTACAATTGTAAAAACAAACAAATTAGGTGGGGTAAAATGGAAAACGAAAATACAAAAATCAATGTAACACTAGGCTATACTTTAAATCTTGGCAACTTCCAGTCATTAAGACTTGACCTTGGTATTGTTGATTCAAAGCGTGAGGGCGAGAATGTTGATGAAGCCTTTGAGCGTATTTACAAGTTTGTTGAAGACAAACTAACTGATAAGATTCAAGAAGCAAAGTCTGAAATAAACGAATAGCAATGGCTGACCGCAAAGACCGAATGGCTTTGCTTAGTAGGTTTAATAAGTTTTACCTACAGAAGTACGGCCAGAAGTCTAACATGAACCTAAACGTTGAGCAGTGGGCTGCTGACGGCCTTGTAGAGTCATACGGTATTGCTCAGTGCTATGACTTGTTAGAGTATTACTTTTCTATTGCACAAGAACCTTCTTGGAATTATTTTTCATATAATGCAGAAAAAATATTAAACGGTAAAGCAGAAACAGAACAAGACATTAAAGATCGAATGGTCCGTAGAAAATTAGCAAAGGAGTGGTTGAGTGAATAATACAGAGGCAAAAGTTATTTCTGCATTATTACAAGACAAGCAGATTCACGTCCTGCTGCAAGCAAATGTTGAAAACCTTTTAAGAACCCATAACGATGTCTGGAACTTTATTCGTCTTTATTCAGAAAACAACCAATGCATTCCACCAGCAGATTTAGTAAGAGAAAAGTTTAGAGATTTTGAGCCAGTTGCTGGAGTTGGAGCAACCAAGCATCATCTAGCAGAGTTGCAGGTAGAATATCTTAATGATAGCCTAAAAGATATTTTACGTAATGCTGCAGGCGAAGTTCAAAGCGGTAACGGTGGAGAAGCACTTGAGCACCTTATAACAAAGACTTCTGAACTAAAAAAGAATACATCTGCTATCCGCGACATTGATGCAACAGATCTTGACTCTGCGGTTATATATTTTGAAAATGTACAGAAGCAAAAAGAACTTGGACATGTTGGAATTAAGACTGGTCTTCCAGGGTTTGACAATTACTTGCCTTCTGGAATTATGCCAGGGCAGTTAGGTGTATTCCTTGCATATCCAGGAATTGGAAAGTCTTGGCTTGCTCTTTACTTTGCAGTGCAGGCGTGGAAGCAAGGTAAGTCACCAATGATTATTTCACTTGAAATGAGCGAGACAGAGGTTCGTAATCGTGTTCTTGCTATTATGGGTGAAGGTCTTTGGTCACATAGAAAATTATCTAATGGCGAAGTAGAAATTGATATGCTAAAGAAATGGCATCACAACAAGGTTGAAGGTCGTCCAGAGTTTCATATTATTTCTAATGATAGCGGTGGAGAGGTAACACCTTCTGTTATTCGTGGAAAGATTGATCAGTACCGCCCAGACTTTGTAGTTGTTGACTATTTACAACTTATGTCTCCAAACCAAAAGGCTGATTCTGAAACGGTACGAATGAAAAACCTTTCAAGAGAACTTAAACTAATGTCTATCAGTGAAGAAGTACCTATCATTGCTATCTCTTCTGCTACTCCTGACGATGTAAAAGATCTATCAAGTCCTCCAACACTTGGACAAACTGCTTGGTCAAGACAGATTGCCTATGATGCTGACTGGGTTATGGCACTAGGTCGTGCAACTAATAGTGATATTATTGAATGCGTATTCCGCAAAAACCGTAATGGTTACATGGGTGATTTCTTAGTTCAGGTAGATTTTGACAAAGGATACTACAGGTATAAAGACTATGAAGACAAGTAATATTTATACACAAGAACAGATCAAGCGTGTTCTTGTAGGTGCAGGAGTGGATATTGAGGCAGAGTTTGGTAATGACTATATAATCTTTTGCCCATATCACAATAACAACAGAACTCCTGCTGGAGAAGTTGCTAAGGATAGCGGACTATTCTTTTGTTTTGGATGCCAGACAACAAAGAACTTAGAAGAATTTATTATGCATATGTCTGGAAGAACATACTTTGAAGCAGTTAGATATATTAAAAGCAAAGAAACAGAAAACGATATTGAAAAACTTGTCAACAAGACACTAGTTGCGCCACCAGAATTTGTTCCATATGATGAATTAATCTTAAAGCGTTTATATAATCAGTTGGTAGCATCAGACAAAGCAAAGAATTATCTTAGGTATAGAAAAATCGAAATGTCATCATGGTCAAAATTTTCTTTAGGATATTCAGAAAAACAAGATTCTGTTACAGTGCCAATGCATTCTCCAGACGGAATGTGTATTGGTTTTGTTGCAAGAACTATTGAGGGCAAAGATTTTAAAAATACTCCAGGATTGC